GAGATTTGGTGGGGGTCTAAGAAGGAGAGGCGGAGCAGGCGAGGGAGGTCATAGTGCTTTGCGAAAGCGCGGATGAATACTTTCTCGGCAATCGAATCCCCATAACGTCTGAACGCCCGCCCCGCTTTTAAATGACTAGAGAGGTAAAGACCGGCTGAGCCGTGAAGACCAGGCTCGACGATGCTCCAAAGACTGCGGTCAGAAAGTTCTACGATCGCCGACTCCGGCGCCCTAAGAAAAAATTGACCTTGCTTAAAAGATAGATTGATTAAAGACTCTGACATCGAACCCGTATTCCCCTCAGATACCGCGTACCGTGTTTGCCGTATATACCCGCGTTAAAGATTTTCCCGCTTGCAAAAATCTAAAGTTGACGGCTAATCTTGTCAACACGAATTCCGGTAAAAAGTTTAACGTCATGCAAAACGCGCACGTTCGGGCAGCAGGGGGCATCTTTTGGCAAATCAGAAATCAAAGTCCATTTCACTTAGTGAGTGGATCAACGAAAAGGGCGTTGAAACGGTCGCGGGTCTTCTCGCCGTCGACCCTTCAACCGTAAGACATTGGCGTAGAGGGCATTGCTATCCGCGCGTCGATCAGATGCGGGAAATCAAACGACTCAGTAAAGGGCTTGTCGGCTACGATGAAATCATCGACGGCTCTTCGACCACCAATAACAGTGCGGGTGCTCGATGAAACTGACTGATACATTCAAAGAAGCAAGACGACTCTATAAACTCGGCTTTGCCATTCACTGGCTACATCCGAAATCAAAGCGCCCGATCGAGAGCGGCTGGACGACGGGGCCTCGCAAAGAGTGGGACTATTTAAAAGAGACCTACATCGAGGGACTCAACGTCGGAGTGCGCCTAGGGACGCCGTCGAAGATCGATGGCAAATATCTCGCCGTCGTCGACGTCGACGTGAAATCAAAAACGAAAGAGCACTTGAACGAAGCTCTCCACGCCGTAGCAAAGCTCATCGGAGTCGAGAACTATAAGTCGGCGCCGCAGGTTAGATCGGGCCGAGGCAACGGATCACGTCACTACTATCTGCTCACCGATCAGCCGTTTAAGACGTTCAACCCCGCGCAGTCGCCCGACATCATCAAAGTCTCGATGCCGTCAAAGAAGCCCTCAAAGAAAGAACTCGCACAGCTTTCTGAGAAAGAAATCGCCGCCGGCATTCGTTTATCACACGCTTGGGAAATCAGTCTTTACTCCGACGGTCGCCAAGTCGTGCTGCCTCCCTCGGTTCATCCGGATTCGGGAGAGCTATACAATTGGAAGAAGCATCTGACGGCTATCTCGGATTTGCCGGTCATGGATTTTTCTTCGGTGTTGCCCGGAGACGACGCTGACGCCGGCTTGTCGGGCGTAGACCGCTCAGTCGGCAATGCCGGCGACTCCGCGCAGAGCCAAGGGTCAGGAACCGAAGGTTCCATAGCATCGGAGCGAAGCGGAGATGCGACCCTAAGCAAGCTCACTGATTTCAAAGTTGAAGACGTCGAACTCGACTGGCTTCCTATCTCGAAGAAAGTTCTCGAAGGTATCAAGCACGGGACGGGCGTCGCCGATCGCTCAGGCTTTCTTCTCCAAGCTTCGAGCGCGCTCATCTCTGCGGGACTCACTCAAAACGAAGTGCTCACGGTACTGACCGACCCCGACACGTATCTCGGTGCCGTCGGCTACGATCACGCGAAGACGAAGAGTCGCGCGAGAGCGGCGGCCTGGGTCTATAAGTACACGTTCCGAAAAGTATCGGATGAACGAAACGCCGGCCTCGTATTCGGCAAAGCTTCAGAGATGCCGGCGCCGAAGGTTTTGAGTGAAGAGGAAGTCGAAAAGCAAAACGAAGAGTTCGCCGACGAGAGAAACTGGCGCCAAGATTTAGATAAGACCGCGAAGGGCGCCGTCAAGCCTACGCTGAAAAACATCGACTTGATCTTCACCAACGCCGTCGACGGGAATGTCTTCATCAAAGACCTCTTCGCGAATCGCGTCGAGTACGGGGCCGACACGCCCTGGGACGGGAAAGCCGGCGAGTACCTTCAAGACATCGACTTGGTCTTGGTCAAACGATGGCTCGCTGATACGGAGTTTTCGTTAGAGCCCTCGACGAACGCGATCTTAGAGGCGACGTCATTAGTCGCGCACCGAATGCGTATACACCCGGTTCGCGAGTGGCTCTCTTCGCTGAAGTGGGACGGCGTGAAGCGCGTCGACACTTGGATTAAGGACTACTGCCAAGGCGAGGCCGAGGAGCCGTATCTTTCCGAGGTCTCTCGAAAGTTTCTACTCGCGATGGTCAAACGGGTTTTCGAGCCCGGCTGTCAGTGGGATTACGTTCTCGTGCTAGAGGGGAAGCAAGGCAAATACAAATCGTCGATCGCGAGAGCCCTCGCATCGGATAAGTGGTTCATGGACAACCTTCCCGATCTTAAAGACAAAGACGCGATGTTGAATCTCCAAGGCAAATGGGTCATCGAACTCGGAGAGTTGACGAACGTGAAACGCTCCGATCACAATCTCGTGAAAGCGTACTTGGTTCGACGCACCGATACCGTGCGCCCGCACTACGGTCGAATCATGGCCGACGTCCCGAGGCAGTCGGTCTTTATCGGCACCGTCAACGAAGGTCAGTACTTGAAAGACCCGACCGGCAATCGCCGATTCTGGCCCGTGAAAGTCGGAGAGTGCGACGTCAAGGGTCTGACGGCGGTGCGCGATCAGCTGTTTGCTGAGGCGATGAGTATATACCTGAGCACAAACGAAGTGCTGATGCTCTCGGGGGACGCGACCGCTCAGGCGACAGAAGCGCAAGAAGACCGTCGTATCGACGATGACGAAACGGAAATGCGAGAAGCGCTTTTAGAGTTCATGCGAGAGCAACCGGAGTCGACAGTCGATTTCGATAGCTTCAAAGCGCGTGAACTCTTCGTCGGACTCAACGCCCCTTGGGGTCGGTGGGCCGATAAGAGTTACCACATGCAGACGGCGGCGCAGGTCCTCCGCAACCTCGGTTTTGAACGCAAAAAAGTGATGGGTCAGCGTATCTGGACACGGCCTGAAAATAGCGACCTTGAGTGGTTCAATTTAAGGCCGAAAAATCTAGGGGCAGACCCCCGAAAAAGGTCTGCCCCTGGGTCTGCCCCTCTGCCCCTAAAAATGGAAGAATTCGACTTCCGATAGCCAAAAAGTAGGGGCATAGGGGCAGAGTAGGGGCAGAGGTAAACGAGGGGTCTGCCCCTAACTTTTCACCAAAGATATAAAGCACTTACGCCGGTTTAGGGGCATAGGGGCAGAGTAAGTATAGTTATAGTCAGTAGGATATTAAAACGACGGTAAAACGGAAGAAAACAGGGGAAATAGGGGTAAAATACATCACGGGGGGTAATTAGGCGAAAAAGGTCTGCCCCTCTGCCCCTAGCCTGCAAAATAGGCATCATAGAAAGGGTCGAAATGAGCTTCATAGAATTTCTGAAAAAGGGCCTCGAAAACGGAGAGTTTGGTGAGAACCCGGAAGGCGATTTTGCACGCGATGCGGTCGCCGATAAAAACTTCCGCGAGTTCAAAAAATGGGACGACCTCGAAATGTACATCACGTTTCGCGGAGCGTGTCGCGAGGCGGTTCGAGCCGCAAGGAAGTGCTTCCGGAAATGGGAGGCCGCTCGTGGCCAAAATTAAAAAGGGCACTCCCGTCCTCGGCATCGACCCCGGCATCTCGGGCGCGTTCGTTCTCTTCGACGGCCAGGAGTTCGCTTCCTACGCGATGCCGATTCAGTCGGATGGCAAGAACAAGACGATTCACTTCGATGGTGTGCACGAACTCCTCGATGCCATCCAGACGAAGCACGGTCAGGTTCATGTGTATCTAGAGCGCGCGGTCCCGATGGCGATGGGCGCGAAGTCTGCGTTCAACTACGGACGAGGCTTTGAAGCGATCGTCATCGCGATTCAACTCCTCGGGTTTCCGTTCACGCTTGTCGAGCCGCAGAAATGGGCCAAGGAGATGCACGAGGGTATCTCGACCGACCTCCGGGCTAAGGCCAAGTCGCTGATCGCGTGTCAGCGTCTCTATCCGAAACTTTATGCGTCTTTACCGAAGAATACGAAAGGCAAGACGCTCGACGGCCCGATCGACGCCCTCTTGATTGCGGCCTACGGGCTCCGCAAGAACGGCGTCAGGTCCAACACGGCGAAGAAGACCGAGGACGTCGGCGATTTCTTTTAAAGCCTCGTAACTTGCTTCTCATCTCGGGTATATACCGGACGGTCGTATCTTTCCGGTATATACCCGATTATATTTCTGGTCTTTACCGACGACTTGCGTTATTCTAGTTGTATAGAAACGAGGTATCGGATGAGCCAAGACGCAAAGACCAAGATGATCAAAGTCAGAGAAATCCTAAAGTCGCTCGAAGAGATTATCGAGGACCACGTAGAAGACGGCGGCGATCTTACTCCGACGGCTCTCATCGACTCCGCTCTCGAAATATACAAAAACTATTGCGAGGAGTACGAAGATGAATCGGCTTCCTAACTCAACTCCAAAGACGATCGACGAGGCTCTCGTCGACATCCTCTGTATCCGACCACCGGAAGGTAAGCGCCTGGACGATCACGCTTACGACGTCCTCCGCGACTTCATGGCTCAGAAATTTACGGTCGCTTTCGCAAAAGCGGACGGTAACGAAAAGGCTCTAGAAATCTTAAACGACTTATTCGAAAAACTAACTAAGCGAGGTATCTAATGAAAAACGCGGTATATACTCTGTCTATTATAGTATTGGCTTTAGGACTCACGGCTTGCGGATCAGGAGGAGGCAGCGGTTCGACGTCGGCTGACGTAGCCCCTATCGACCCGATCAACGCAATCCCTAGCGATCTTTTGCTCGCCCCTCTTGACCCGAGCGCGCCGGTCGACGCGACCGCTTCGCTGACTTACTACGCTCGGTCAAAGACGACGTCGCCGATCAACGGCTGGGTCACGAAGACCGTCACGACGACGGCGTATTGTGTCGAGTACCAAACGAAGACGTATTGCTGGGACGACGGCGTTAAGACTTTGACTTGGAAGTCGGGCAATTATACCTACGGCCCTTTCACGTACACGTACTTCGGGCTTCAAGGTACGGCCCAGAATTACTCACACTGCTTTGGTGGATGCGGATCGGACCTCATGCCTTTACCGCGAGTCATCTCGGCGACTTTGCAAAACGCGATCGGCGCTGCGATCATCAACGACGTCTTTACTAACGGAACTCCGCACGCGGTGAACTGCACGGAATCGCAAGGTCAGCTAAACTGTATTGACTTCGTAATAAACTTGAATCAGGCTCCTCTTTAAATTTAAAGGACACGTTATGGCGCAAAAGAATTGGTCACGCGGAAATATCAAACCTTACAAGGGTAAAGTTCTTGAACCAACGAAGATGACGATGACGCAGCTCCTTGCTTATACAGAGTGGGTCAATGACTTTCTGGAATGGGCTACGATGGCTGACGGTCGCATCGGTGCATACGATAGAATGAGTAACGAATCGTCTCCGTATTTTAGTGAACTCGAAAAACGAAAGGTCGAGCAGATGACAAAGAAGAAAGTATCTAAAAAAGTAGCGGCGAAGAAAAAGCCTGCGAAGGCCGCGAAAAAATCGGGCTCGCAGCTCAAGATCGTAAACCTGAAAGTCGGTAGTAAAGACCGTGCCGCCCTCAACGCGATGGCGAAAAAGTACGCGAAAGGCAATCTCTCGGCTTGGCTCCGACACGCTGGACTCAGGTATGTACCGAAGAAGGCTGAGAAGATCGCCGCCGATTCCTACGCAAAGTAGTCAAGTGTTCTTTTCACAAAAGATTTGATTTCGGGTTCCGGGCGTGTCAGCCTGGAGCCCTATGAAAATTAAAGACCTCTCCCCCAACGCGAAAAACCCGCGCACTGTTACCGACGAAAAGCTTGCGATGCTGAAAAAAGCGATCGCGGAGTTCGGCGACCTCTCGGGCATTATCTATAACCGCAAGACTCAACAACTCGTCGGCGGTCATCAACGTCAGAAAGTGATCGACCCCTCGTCGGTCATTACCATCGTAAAGAAATATTCGAAGCCGACAAAGACCGGAACGGTCTCGGAAGGTTATATCGAAGTCGATGGCGAGCGCTTCTCGTATCGCGAGGTCTACTGGACCGACGCAAAAGAGAAGGCTGCAAACATCGCGGCGAACAAGGGCGCCGGCGAATGGGACCTCCCGCAACTCTCGGAGTGGATGAAAGAGCTAGGCTCGTTCGATTTGGATTTCGACATCAGTCTTACGATGTTCGATAACGAAGAGATTGAGGCCCTCGGCGGTTCGATCATCGTCTCGGAGCATACCCGCACCGGCGCGACCGGCGTCGACGAGGACGAGGTTCCGGAGAAGGCTCCGGCCCGCACTCAGTTCGGAGATATATACCAGCTCGGCGATCATCGTTTGATGTGCGGCGACGCGACGAAAGAGTCGTCGGTTCGGAGACTTGTCGGTGATCATGAGATTGATTTAGTACATACCGACCCGCCGTATAACGTCGACTATTCAAATCAAGATCGACCGAAAGCTGGCAAAAAAGATTTAGGGAAAATTAAAAACGACTCGATGTCTGACGAACAGTTCAAAGAGTTTCTAGTCAACGCTTTCAAAAACGCTTTCTTAGTTTCGGCTGAGGACGCCTCGATTTATATCTGGTATGCATCGAAGGAGACCTTGAACTTCTACGCTGCCGCTGCCGCTGCCGGCTGGACGGTCAACCAACAAATCATTTGGAAGAAACCAATGCTGTTAGGGCGCGGTCGGTATCAATGGGCACACGAGCCCTGCATCTTCGGAGTCAAAGGTTCTCCCTTTTTCACTGACGATCGAACGAAGACAACGGTTTGGGATTTTGGCGGCTACGACAAATCGAAGAACGTGCATCCAACGCAGAAGCCGGTCTTCATTCCGGAAGAAGCGATTGAAAATTCGGCTGGACTCAGTGGCAAAGTGCTCGACCTATTTGGTGGGTCCGGCTCGACCCTTATCGCGTGTGAAAAATTGAACCGCCAATGCTTTACTATGGAACTAGACCCCCACTACTGCGACGTCATTGTCGAGCGATGGGAGAAGTACACGGGCCAGAAAGCGAAGCTGATCGCACGTCCGAAGCTAAAGAAATCGGCGCGAGCTGCCGAGCAGGCAGAGATGCAGGCATAAACTATGGCAAAAGGTAACAAGACCGCGAAGATCAATCCGAAGATGAAGGCGGCTCAATTTCAGAAAGGCCGGTCGGGAAATCCCGCCGGCGCTCGCGCGCATAATCCAGCGATCAAGGCGCTTCGTAAACTCACGCTCGAAACGTATCGCGAGGTCATCGAGCTGGTCTTGACCGGCAATCTTACCGAACTCAAAGCGATGGCCGAAGACCCGGATACACCGGCGGTGCAAGTCGGTATCGCGACTGCATTTATGAAGGCGATTAAAAACGGCGACTACTCAGTCATCGAGAGAATCGCGGAGCGAATCATCGGGAAGATTCCTGATGAGCTGAATATCAACTCTAAGAACGTCAACGCGAATCTCAACGCAGCGATCGACAAAGAAAAGCTCAAGGCTGCTTACGCCGAACTAGAGAAAGATGTTTGAAGAAAATGAAGCGGACGATGTATACCGACTAGCAGTCGCCCGACTGCGATGCGAGGAGGACCACTTGTTCTTCTCGCGTTATTTCTTTCGCGCTCGACAAGGAATCAAATTCAAAGTTAATTGGCATCACGTATTGATCGCGGACACCGTTCAAAAGGTCATCGACGGCACGTATAAGAACGTCGTCATCAACGTCCCTCCCGGCTCGTCGAAGACCGAACTTGTCGTAATCAATCTCATCGCGCGCGGGCTCGCAATCAACCCGCGCGCGAGATTTCTGCATCTCTCCGGCTCCGACTCGCTCGCCTCTCTCAACTCCAAGTCGGCCCGTGAAATCGTAACCTCCGACGAGTTTCAAAAGCTCTGGCCCCTTAAAATCTCCGACGACTCGAACTCTAAGAAAAGATGGAACGTCGAAGTCGACGGCAAAGAGGCCGGCGGTGTATACGCAACTTCACTTGGTGGTCAGGTCACGGGGTTTCGAGCCGGACACATGGCTGAAGGATTCCAGGGCGCGATCGTCATCGATGACCCGGTCAAACCGGAGGATGCGTTTTCGCGGTCGAAGCTCGACGCCGCAAATCGGAAGTTGCTGACGACGGTCAAGTCAAGGAAGGCAAATCCTAAGACGCCTATCGTCATAATTATGCAGCGAGTTGCAGAAAGCGACCCGAGCGGGTTTGTCGAGTCGGGCAACCTTGAAGGCGAGTGGACCCACGTCGTCGTCCCTGCGGTCGTAGACGAAGCCTACGTCAAGACCCTAGCCCCGAAGTACCGCGAGATGATCGAGCCCTCTGAGGCCGTCGCTGGGCGCTTCTCGTATTGGCCTTATAAAGAGCCGCTCGCGCAGCTGCTCGCAATGGAACGAGGCGAGGGCTCCGATCAATCCGGCGCTCGCATCTCGCGCCACGTCTTCAACTCTCAGTATCAGCAAACGCCGGTTCGCATCGGCGGTAACATCATCAAGGGCGAGTACTTCGTTCGCTATACCGAACTTCCAAAACTGAAATACCGGAAAGTCTTTGTCGATACGGCTCAGAAGACGAAAGAGGCGAACGACTACTCGGTCTTTGAAGAGTGGGGTCTCGGCGTCGACGGGCGTATATACCTCGTCGATATGATTCGCGGGAAATGGGAAGCGCCGGAGTTAAAGAAACGCGCGATCGCTTTCTGGTCGAAGTGCAAAGCGCGCGACATCGACAAGTTCGGTGCGCTCCGCGAGATGCCGGTCGAGGACAAGGCGAGCGGCACCGGGTTGATTCAAGAACTGAAACTCCCGCCGCACAATATTCCGGTCAAAGCGGTCGAGCGCGTGAAAGATAAACTTACGCGCGTGATGGATGTCCTGGCTTACCTAGAATCTCAGCAGGTCTGCATCCCCGAAGACGCACCGTTCACTAGCGACTTTGTCGCGGAGAACGAAGCCTTTACCGCCGACGATAGTCACGACTTTGACGACCAAGTCGACCCGATGGTTGACGCAATCGTCGATATGCTTTCAAATAGTAACAAATTAAAACAATGGGAACAGCTAGCCGGACGATAAAGACCGGAAGGGGTATTAGTGGGCAAGAATAAAAATCGTAATCGCGGCGGGCAGCAACCGAAACCTCAATCAGCTAACTCCCCCGCACCGGCAAAGATCTTCGTCTCACCGATGAAGGCTTTCGTCGAAGAAGCAAAAGCGCACATGACCGCTGACGGCTTTGACAATTTCGTCTCTCGACTCGGACTCAACAATGACAACGCCCTCTCTGCTGGAACTTACGAATTCAACCTCGTCACTCGCAATCGAATTAAGCTCGAAGCCGCATATCGCGGTTCTTGGATTGTTGGCGCTGTGGTTGATTCTGTCGCGGAAGACATGACCCGAGCGGGCATCGACATCACGACGAACGAAGCCGAAGAGGACATCAAGGACTTGCAGGCGCAGTTCAACCGAAAGCAAGTCTGGCAATCGCTCGCGTCGCTTTCAAAATGGGGTCGCCTCTACGGCGGCGCGATCGGCGTTATCCAATTGAAAGGTCAAGACCTCTCGACGCCGCTTGATCTAGAGACGGTCGGTAAAGATCAGTTTCAAGGTATCGTCGTCTTCGATCGCTGGCAGCTCAACCCCGTACTCGATCACGTCATTCAGGAAGGCCCGGAGATGGGTCTTCCGAAATACTACGACATCGTCAACAACCCGACGCAGCTCGAACCGGATGCTAAGACCGCGACGGGTCAGCAACGAGTTCACCATTCAAGATGCATTCGCTACATCGGCGTCGAGCTTCCGTACTTCCAAGCGATCACCGAAATGATGTGGGGCGAGTCGATTCTCGAACGCCTGTGGGACCGGTTGATTTCCTTCGATAACGCGACGATGTCGTCGGCCTCTCTGATCGACCGCGCGAATCTTCGCACCGTCGGCGTTGAGGGCTTGAGAGAAATCATCGCAGCCGGCGGCGCTGCTCAACAAGGGCTGCTCGCGATGTTCGAGATGATGCGCTCTCTTCAAGTCAACGAAGGACTCACGCTCATCGACAAGAACGATACGTTTCAAACGACCGCCTACAGCTTCGCGGGCCTCTCGGATATGATGCTGCAATTCGGGCAACAGCTCTCGGGCGCATCGGGCATTCCATTGGTGCGGCTCTTCGGGCAATCGCCGGCGGGACTGTCGGCAACCGGCGACTCCGACATCCGGATGTACTACGACAACATCAACGCGCAACAGGAGTCGAAGTTTAGAAACCCACTCGAAGTCCTTTTGAAAGTGATGTGGCGATCGACGTTTGGGAAAGCAGCTCCGAAAGATTTAGAATTTCAGTTTACTCCGCTCTGGCAGATGTCGTCTCTCGACAAGTCTACGATCGCAAAGGCCAACACCGAAACGATCGTCGGAGCGTTCGAGGCTGGTCTTACCGAGCGATCGACTGCGATGAAAGAGCTTCGCGGCATCTCGTCGGATACCGGCATCTTCTCGAACATCTCGGACGAAGAGATTGCGAACATCGAAAACGACAACCCACCGTCGCCTGACGAAGTATCGGTCGAAGCCGAAAACAAAGAGGGCGCCGAGATTCCTGAAGAGAATCCGGATAAGCCTGTAGCTCAGCTCGATACGAAGAAACCGTCGGCGATTCAAAAAATCAAATCGTGGCTCGGAGGCCAACAATGAAAAAGCAAAGTTACCTAATGCAGTTCTTCGGCTGGGGTCATCTCCCCGCCAACCTTCAAAAGGTCAGCAGACCATTTGGTGAGCTGGCACTTCAGCTCGATGAATCTTTACCGGATAATCCGGAGAAGTCGACGGCGCTCCGTAAACTCCTCGAAGCGAAAGACTGCGCCGTCCGCGCGCAGATGTTTAAGACCGAGGAGAAGCTGCCGTCATGAAGAAATTCCCGCCGACGATCAGTCGATTCGATTATATCAAGTACGACGACGATGCCTCGAAGACGCAAGCGTCTTTTAAGCAGGCGATGATTTCTATCGAAGCCGCGATCGAGAACGGCATCGTATCGCCGGAAGCAAAACACAAAGCGATTCAAAAATTAGAAGAGTGCTACATGTGGATTGGTAAAGGCATTCGCGACGATCAGATTCATCGCGACGGCTTCGCCCCTCTCATGGAAGAGCGATCGGAGAGCTAGATGCGTGCGCTGACGTTTGACGCCAAGAAAACCATCAGAGGAAAGTTCAAGCCGTCGACGACAGCCGAACGCGATTTTAGTCGAGCTTTGCGTAAGGTCGCAAAAGCTGCAGGTCAAATTGTTGACGCCCACGTCGATGGGGTAAAGATCGCGGACCCGAAGCGCATGCAGCAAGTCCTTGAAGAGTATTCGCAAACGATCGGTCCGTGGGCCGAGAGGCAATCGGCGAAGCTCTTAGATCAGGTCCAGAAATCCAACAAGCGTGCATACCAGAATAAATCGAAAGCGATCGGTACGGCCCTAAAGTTAAACGTCGGTGAAACCGAAGTAGGGGAAGTTGCAAGACGACTTCTCAATGAGCAAGTGGCGCTGATTAAGTCTATACCGATCGAGGCTGGACTGCGGGCTCAGAAAATCGCCTACGAAGCCGTACTGCATGGAACGCGAGCGCAACCGAATCAAGACACCATCGCTGAACTGCAAAAGCAGCTCGGCCTGACAACGGAGGTCGCGGAGTCCAGGGCTAAATTGATTGCGATTACCGAAACGGCCCGTGCAAATGCTG